CTGACTAGACCTTTTAAGACTATTCAGAGAGCATTAGTAGAAGCTTCTAGATTCTCTTATCAGAAGGGATTGGATAATGATAGATTTGCTAAAACTACTGTAGTTTTATATCCTGGTGAGCATATTGTTGATAATAGACCTGGATGGATACCTATAGGTGCTAATAATTATAGATTAAGAAGTGGAGAGACATCTAGTGATTTTGGTGCATGGGACTTAACTACCAATTTTGACCTTACTTCAAATAGCAACGATCTTTATAAGTTGAATAGTATCTACGGTGGTATTATTGTACCTCGTGGTGTTTCTTTGGTTGCAATGGATCTTAGAAAAACTAAGATTCGTCCAAAATATGTTCCAAACCCAGAAAACACTAATATTGAAAGATCTGCTGTTTTTAGAGTAACTGGTGGATGCTATTTTTGGCAATTTACCATTATGGATGCAGATCCTAATGGTATTTGTTATAAAGATTATACTACAAACCAATACGTTCCTAATTTCTCCCATAATAAGCTAACTTGCTTCGAATTTGCTGATGGGGTTAATAATGTTAATATTGATGATACCTTCATTAGTGGTACAGATGGTGAATTTGCCAGAACTGACCTTGACATGTATTATGAGAAAGTGGGTATTGCTTATGGACCTTCATCTGGACGTGAAATTGAGCCAGATTGGCCATCTGAAGGATTAGACATTCAACCTAAGATTGATGAATATAGAATTGTAGGTTCTAAGGGTAAGGAAGTTGGTATTTCTAGTATTAAGGCTGGTGATGGTAGTGCTACTTCCACTACTATTACAGTAACTTTGGATTCTGCAGCAGGTGCTACTGCATTTGACGTGGATACTCCTCTTAGAATTGCTAATGTGGGAACTGGTTATGATGGACAGTTTGTGGTATCTAATAAGGTAGATGCTACCAATATTCAATATAAGGTTCAGAGTGCTCCAGAAGATCCTCTTCCAACTATTGCTAGTGCTACTGCTAATGTAAGTGTTGATACTGTTACTTCATCTTCACCATATGTCTTTAACTGTTCATTGAGATCAGTTTATGGTATGTGTGGTCTATTTGCTGATGGAGAGAAGGCAACTGGATTCCAGTCAATGGTTCTTGCTCAGTTTACTGGTATTGGACTTCAAAAAGACAATAATGCATTTGTTAAGTATAATACTACTTCAGGAACATATGAAGATAAAACTGCATCTGGTAATAGTAACTTAGAATCTGATTCGAGGGCAAAATATAAGCCAACTTACGCTAACTATCATATTAAAGCAACCAATAATGCTACTTTACAGGTAGTTTCTTGTTTTGCTATTGGTTATGCTCATCATTTCTTCACCGAAACTGGTGGTGATATGTCAGTAACCAATTGTAACTCTAATTTTGGTGCAAATGGTTTTACTGCTGATGGATTTAGAAAGGATGCTTTCTCTAGAGATGATATAGGATATATTAGTCATATTATTCCACCTAAAGTTAATAATAACGCTATAACAGGAACAGAATTTCTTGCTTTAGATGTTATGAAGATTGTTGGTATTGGAACTACCAACAAGATGTATCTTTATAATGAAACAAACTCTGCAGCTGCTCCAGAATCTATTATTGATGGATATAGAATTGGTGCAAAAGAAAATGATACATTAAATGTTTTAATATCTAAATCAGGTATTACTACAACCCATTCGGCAAGAATTATTATGCCGAATACTCAATTTAGTTCGGATGAGATTTCTGCAGAGAAGAAGTTTATTGTAGGTAACTCTGCTGTTGGTGTAAACAGTGTATCAAGTAATGTATTTACTTTAACATCCGATCATAACTTTATTAATGGTGAGACTATTCGAGTAATAAGTCAAAATGGTCATTTGCCAGATGGATTGCTTCATAATACTGTATATCATGCTATTACTTCAGGTACTGGTATTGCTGATGCAGATCAAATTAAGATTGGTAAGACTTTAAATGATGCATTAGGTGATGAAGCTATTACTGTTAACAGTAATGGTGGTCTTTTAAGTATTGTAAGTAGAGTTTCTGATAAGAAATCTGGAGATATTGGACACCCAATTCAGTATGATTCTGATCATAGTCACTGGTATGTAAACGTTGCTACTGGTGCTACAGAGAGTAATCTTTATACTACTATTGTTGGATTAGGATCTACATCATTAGGATCTGCTACTGCTAGAACCTTTATTGATAGAAAATCTGAAACTAGAAGTTTAGATGATACCATTTATCGTGCTAGATTTGTTCTTCCTTCTGCTTCTACTTTAGAGGCAAGACCTCCTATTGAGGGATTTGTCATTCAGGAATCTAATGCTTCTATTGGATCTACTGATGGGGAAGTAGCATATCTTTATAATCCTAGTAGTGTAACTCTTGATAATTCTACTGAATTAAGGAATCCAAGGTATATTGCTGATGCTACATGGACTGGAGATGTTGCTACTATTATTACTGAAATTCCTCATGATTTAAGAGTAGGATCTACAGTAGAAACTTTAAATATAACCAGTACTAATAATACAGTTGGTACTGCTAAGTCTATGTTTAATAATACTTTTACTGTTACAGGTATTAGTAGTGCTAGACAGTTTACAGTTGCTTTAACTGATGATCCAGGAACATTTACTAATAATACATCTAATAGAACTACTTCTTTACCTTACTTTAGACCTAAGAAGACACCAGGAAACTACTATATCTACAGAAGTGAGGAAGTACAGGAATATATTAAAGGAAAACAGGATGGTGTTTATCATCTCTTACTAGTTAACGCAAGTAATACTCCTACAATTACTCCTTATACAGCTAGTAGTTACTCTCAACCTATTCAAAGTTTATATCCTCAAACAAATAGGGATAATCCAGCATCTGATCCAGAAGCAGCTAAATGCTTTGCTGTTCCTAATACTATCGGACAAGTTGCTATTAATGAACAGCAGAAGTCTCTTACTAGGGAAACTTTAGAGAATAGAGTAGTTGATACTTGTGTAGGTTTTGGATTAACTAACATCAAAACTGCTGGAGCTGCTGGAACTACTCACACCCTTTATAGTGATATAGATCATGGTCTGAATAGAATTTCTAAGGTAGCAATTAGTAGTGTTGGATCGAATTATATTGATGGTAACTATTATAATGTTCCTTTAGTAGGTTTTGGTGCATCAACTGTTGGTAAGAATGCAACTGCAAGAGTTACTGTTGAAAGTAATGCAGTTACTTCTATTAAGATAATTGATGGAGGTAGTGCTTATGGTGTAGGTAATACTCTTGCATTATCTGGGGTGGCTGCTACTACAAGTAACACTGGTGCAGTTATAAGAGTTGATGAGATTTATAGTAACCTTGGAGATACTTTAAAAGTTACTGGAATTACTCCAGATGCTAATAATGATTATAATACAGTTTATACTATTACTTCTGTTGGAGTTGGTAGTGATAAGGAAGTTAATGTTTCCTCTGCTGGTACAGTTTCAAGATATAAAATAGCAGGTATAGGTGTTACAGATGCAGGTACAGGTAATGTAGTTGTTACAGGTAAGACTTTAAATGTATATGATGTTTTCTATGATAGGATTGTAGGACTGGCTACTGTAAGTACAGTAGGACCACATGGTTTAGAAGTAGATGAGAAGGTTAATATTAATGGTGCTAATGATAATGTATTAAATGGTGATGCTGTTATTACTAAGGTTGGAACTACTACTTCCTTCGTTGCTAATGTTGGTATTAGTACCTTCACTCCTTCTGTTGGAGCAGATGGTAAGTCTGCAGGAAATCTTAAAGTTTATCCTTTAGGATACACTGCTAGAGGTGGTAATATTGTTAGAGCAACTGAGGCTACATCTGGAAGATTAATTACAGAGTATGCTGGTATTTCTACTATTACTTCTAGTTCTACAAGTAATACTGCTACATCTATTAGTATTGCCAATGCTACTAACTTTAACTTTAATGTAGGTGATTTCTTACTAGTAGGAGATGAGATTGTAAGAATTAAGACTACAGTATCTGCTGATGCTGTTGCAGTCTTTAGGGGTTTATTAGGAACTACTAATGCTGCTCATGATTCTGGAGTAGTTATTAAGAGAGTTAAGCCTAGACCAATAGAACTTAGAAGAAACTCTATTATTAGGGCTTCTGGTCATACATTTGAATATCTTGGTTATGGTCCAGGTAACTATTCTACTTCATTCCCATCTAAACAAGATAGGAATATCAGTCCTCAGGAGGAATTATTAGCACAGTCTACTAAGGCTGCTGGTGGTAGTGTTGTATTCACCTCTATGAACCAAGATGGAGATTTCTTCATTGGTAATAGAAAGGTTAACTCTTCTACAGGTAAGGATGAACTATTCGATGCTCCTATTCCTACTGTTACTGGTGAGGACTTAGGTGTTGGTGGTGGAGTGAATGTTGGATTTGATATTATTGACCCATTAGAAGCAACAGTAAAACGTTCACTTATTGTTGAAGGTGGATCTGATGGTAATATTATTTCTAAATTTGATGGTCCTATTGTTCTTAATAACAAACTTACTTCTACATCTGCTAAAGGTATTGAAGCAAATGCAATATATTTACAAGGAGACAGAAAAGTTTCTAGAAAATATACTGTAGGAATTTCTACTCCTTCATTATCTGGTAATGTGGGTGATGTTCTTTATGATGGTAATGCAGCTAGTGGTGGATTATTAGGTTGGGTTTATACTTCTAATAATAGATGGGAAAGATTTGGTAGAATTGGATTAGATGGATCTGAGCCAGCAACTAAGATTGGTATTTCTAGTGGTGGAGACTATGTTGGACTTGCCACTCAGATAGATGTGATTGGTGTTGGTATAACTGTAACTAATGCATATAATGCTACTGCTGGTATTGCTACATTTACCTTCGATAACAATCCTAAGGTTGCTATTTCTACTGGTGCAGCATCAGGAGAGAACAATTTACTTGGTATTGGAACCCAAATCAACTTTGTTGGTTATGGATTAACCATTGGAGGTGAGTTTGAGTCTGTTACAGGTATTGCTACTATATTAATTACAGCAAATCAGGGTTCTGGAACTGGAACTACTGAACCTCAAGGTTCTACTTATTCAGTCCAGTATAATAACTCTGGATTCTTTGGTGGTGGTAGCGGATTTACCTATGATGGTAATAATGTTGATATAAATGGTAATACTTCTGATCCTTTAGCACAAATTACTCAAAGTGGTGGTGGTTCTGCTCTTTATGTCTCTGGTTCAGTTGGAGTTGGAACTACCAACACTTCTGGTGCAAAAATTGATATTTTAACTACTTCAGGTGAGGCATTGAGGGTAAGATCTAGTGCTGGTTCTGGTAATATTCTAAGAGTTGATAGTGGAGATACTTCTGGTGATGCTAATCCAGTAATTGTGGATGTAAGTGGTAATCTGGGAGTTAAAACTACAAGTGCCTTAGCATCATTGGATGTCCTTGGTAATGTAGCTATTACTGGAGAGAATAGGTTATATGAATCTAGTAGAAGTTACTATATTGCTCTTAAGCCACCTGAATTAGATTCTACTGTTACATTAACATTACCTACTAGAGCAGGTGTATCGAGTGATGTACTTCTTACTACTGGTAGTGGAGTTCTAGATTGGATTTCTGCAAGTAGTATAGTTGGATTAGCTATTACTACCACAGATGATCTTACTGAAGGTGCTAATAACTTATACTTTACTAATGAAAGAGCACAAGATGCTGTTGATTTAGCAATAAGCGCAGGAGTTCAAACAGGTATTACTGTTACTTACAGTGACTCTGGTAATAGTTTGAACTTTAATGTGGATGCTGCTTCACCTTATCCATATACAACTAAAGGATTTAGTTTCCCAATATAATTAACCTGCTTCAGGCATTACTAGGAAACTATATCCATCTATTGTTGTTGCACTGCTTTCGGGTTGGCAAGAGAAAAATTCGCCTGATGATAACCAGAATTCTACTGGAACTTCATCTAGAGTGTTCATAGGAGTGCAACTATAAGCATTGCGGTTTATACTATATTTTCCATAACCATTATCAGAAGTATCTTGGGTTAAGGTTCCGTTGGCAGGGTCTGCAGAACTTCCCCAAGAAAATGCTATATTAGATGCTGGAGTAGATGCATCATATCCATGAATATAACATAAAATAACTCTTACATTTCCACCAGTACTATTAGTATAACTAAAGTTTCCTCTTCCATTAAATATTTGACCTGCACTTCCAGGTATGACCATTATATTGTAACTTTTAATTTTATTGGCACTATCTTCATTAAAAGCTTGGAGAGTGAATTTATGTCCATTGGCAAGAAAATATTCACAAGGAACTCCACTAATTTGAGTGGTGGCATTCTCTGGACCATTAGCAACACCTCCCCCATCAATATCATATGAATGAAGATCAGTATACTTAGGTGAGTTTCTTCCCCATTGGTGATCTGGTACTTTAAATTGAGTGAAACATGAGTTTGTATTTTGAGTTTCTCTTAATTCTAAACTAGAAGCTGCATTAGTATAACTACCCCATTCTACCCAACCAAGAGTATTAGTAGTAGTTTGAGAATAACATTGATTAACTATTAATCTAACATTATTACCTGTATCATTAGTATACGTAAAGTTTCCTGATCCAGAATATATTTTGGCGGCCATATCGAGTCGAAATACTTTTTTATATTTATAAATAAAAAGAAAAGGGCGGAGAGTGAAACCCGATGGCTGTCAATAAGAATTTTGTAGTCAAGAATGGACTTGAAGTAAAGTCTAATCTCTTGGTTGCAGACACAAGTTTAGATGCTGTAGGTATTGGTACTAGTTACATCAAGGAGAAACTCCATGTTATTGGAGGTATTGGTGCAACTAGTTTATTTGTTGGTGGTATTGGTACAGTTCATGTATCAAGTGGTGGTACAGCAAGGTATACTGAAGCTTATATTAGTGGTGTTGGTACAATTAATACATTTGTATCCAATTCTATAGATCCTGTCAATATTAATGCCAGTGGTATAGTTACTGCGAATAAGTTTTATGGTGATGGTTCTACGCTTACTGGTGTATCAGTAGGGGTTAGAACGTCGGGTGGTGTTCTGGGATATGGTGTAACTTTCATAGATGTACGTGGATCTGGTGTATCTACATGTTACTTTAATGAGAATGTTGGTATTGCTACTCTTAATTTTGAAGGTGGTGGAAGTGGTGGATCAGTAAGTATTAGTAGTGCTGCTCCTTCAAGTCCAAGTAATGGTGACTTATGGTACAGTATTGATTATGCTAGAACTTTTGTTTACTATGATGAGGTTGAGTTGGGTGTTGGTTCTGCTCAAGTATGGGTAGATGCTGCACCATTCAATGCAGGTGGTAAGTATCTAGGAGCATATGGTGCTACTTCATATGGAGCAATAGGAAATACAGCAGGTACTAAGACAGTTCCGAGTTGGAATTTTACAGACGATACAAATACAGGTATATTCCAAGGTGGAACAGCAGATCATTTATCAATAGCAGCAGGTGGTTCAGGTATAGCAACTGTTAATGTTGGTGGACTTACTGTTTCTGGTGTAGTTACATCTCATAGTTTATCTCTAAGTGGAGATGCTACTGTTGCTGGTAACTTGAATGTTACTGGAGATTTAGTATATGATGAAGAAAGGGGTGTTAACTTATTAATAAGTGGTGTTGGAACATTTGGTGGTGCTGTATCAATAGGAGATAGTATAATTCATACTGGAGATACAGATACATCACTAAGATTCCCTTCTGCAAATACTATTACATTAAATACAGGGAATTTAGAGAGAGCTCGTGTAGATTCTTCAGGTAATATTGGTATTGGAACTGCTGACCCACAGGAATTATTACATTTAACTACAAAAAGTGGTAACGCTAAAATTAGAATCGATTCTGCATCCGCAGCATCTATAGATTTCTATCATAGTGCAACAAGACTTTCTGATATATTCACAGACGCATCAACATCTAACCTTACTGTTACAAATAGAGCGAATGCAAATATTATTTTCAGAACCAATGGAACAAATGAAAGGCTTCGCATCACAAATGATGGTGATGTAGGTATAGGAACAGCAGTTGCTCAAGATTCATCTGGTCTTACAAGTAAGTTAGCAGTTGGTATTGTTACTGCAGCAACTCTTTATGGTGATGGTTCAAACCTAACTGGTATTGCTGCTGGTGGTTCTGGACAGTTCAACACTAGTCTGACTGGTGCTACTGCCTATGCTGTTACCACTTCAATGGCAACTGCACTAACTGCTAATGCAAGTTCAAGTTATAGAACAGTCATACATTCAATTCATATTACCAATATCAGTGCTTCTGAGGTAACAATTAGTGGTGAGATGCAATCAAGCTTCTCCTTTGCTCATACTATACCAGTTCCTGCAGGATCAGCAGTTGAATTACTTAAGCAACCGAAGATTCTTGGACCTAGTGAGACAATAGAACTTCAAGCAAGTGCTAACTCAGCATTACAAGCAACCATTATTGCAGAAGAGAAAGAAGATACTGATTATTGGGATGCTCAAGTTGATGTAACTTCTGCTGCTACATGGACAGACTTATATACTTCTACTTCTAATCCTTCTGTGGTTCAGAGTATTCTTCTTGCTAATGATGATGGAACCAATGATGTTAAGGCAAGAGTTGTATG